AAGTTTGGAGGCGCAGAAATAGAACCACTCAAAAATATAATATATATGAAGTTTCTTTTCAGTGTAAACAACTAATAAATAGAATGTACAGGATTATGCTTGGTGAAGAAGATATACCAACAAGTTCAAGAAGAAATAAAATAATAAGTGGTAATAGTTATACAGATAAGGTTTTAACTACAGCCATATATAACGTTAATAACGATAAAAAAAGATAATTATGCCTACTTACAATCAAGATTTAAAAGCTACTACTGGTAATGCACCTACTATGTATGTTGACCCTATTACTGGGCAACAGATGCCAGATCAACAATTAACATATGCTCCACCGATGCCAGCTAACCAGATGGGTACAGCTCGACCTTTGTTTAATGATAATGTTGTAGCTGCTGGTAATCAAGTTTTTGGTGGTGTAGATCAACGACAAAGATCATTACAAAATGCATCTGGTCAAATTACAGCTCCTATGTATTTTAAAGATCAAACGGGTGATGGTAAAATTACACAAGCCGATGTTATAAAGGCTAGAACAGAAGGATATAAAAAATAAATAAATAAATTATGGCAAAGAAAACAAAAGATGCTTACGGAACTGTTGGTGAAAACACTTTATGGGATGGTCCGTTAAGCCAAGTAGGAAGACCTCATGGGTCAGGATCAAGTAGTGGTATTACTGGAATGAAGTTAAAATTGGATGGTGTACCATACTCTTCTGGGCCAATCACCCAGAAAGCTAAAAAATAATGGGATCAATTGGTGATATAAAACTATATGTATTGAACGCGAGCGCATTCGCAGTATCACTAGCTGACATAGATGTTGTTTTAAAACTAACATTGTTAGCTGTGTCAATTGGGTATACTGTTCAAAAATGGTATTATCTAAACAAAGGGGAAAATGGCAAAAGTAAGTAAATCTAAAATGGCTTGTAATAAGCCTAAAAAAACTCCAAGTCACCCAACTAAGTCGCATGTTGTTAAAGCTTGTGAAAGTGGTAAAGAGAAAATAATTAGATTCGGTCAACAAGGTGTTACAACGGCTGGTAAACCTAAAGAAGGAGAATCAGATAAGCAAAAAGCAAGACGTGCTAGTTTTAAAGCTAGACACGCTAAGAATATTAAAAAAGGTAAAATGTCTGCTGCTTGGTGGGCTGATAAAGTAAAATGGTAATTATGGAAAAAGGACACTACGGACAATATACTGGCAACGCTAGATGCAGTAGAAAAATGGAGATGATTCACGATAGAGAATTAATTTACGATGCTAAGCAACAGTTGCATCGAGCTGATGAAGATTATAAATCTGATTCTCCAGCTAAAAAGAAAAGTTGTAGCTACTAATATGGCTTTTAAGTTAAAGTCTCCGTTTGACTGTGATAATACACCTATATATAGTACTGATATGGAGGATGGTGTTTTAGGTTTAGCTAATAACAATGGTACGATACTTATATCTAAGTATTTAAGTCCAGCAAAAGCTAAAGAAGTTATTAAACACGAAAAAGTGCATATAGACCAAATGCGTAGGAATGTAGACAAAAATGGTAGAGGTGATTTAGATTATGACGATAAATACGTATACTGGAAAGGTAAAAAGTATTTAAGATCATCAATGGACGAAGGAAATAAAAATTTACCTTGGGAAAAAGAAGCTTATAAAAAATCAAAATGAAAACTTCAAAAAAAGGATATTTAAAAAATAGCCCTGATGTTAATAAGCCACAAAATATTATTGCTGGTAATAAAATAACAATGAAAGGAGTTGAGTTTAAAGTACTAGGAACCGATAATAATGGTTTTAGTAAGATAATGTACCCTGGTCATGATTATGTATTTCCTGGTGCTAAATATGTGGTTGAAAAACCAATTAAATAAATTAAATTAAATTAAATCAAATTAAATGAAAAAATTATTAGTTATGTTTTTAATGGTAACATCTTTATCATTAAAAGCGCAAGAACAGTTTGAAGGTGCTTGGATAAGCGAAACATCAACTTATTACAGAGTTGTTTTAGCGAGTAGGTACAAAGTTTTAAATATTCACAATTTTAGTTTTTACGAAAACAAAATTATTGAAGAAAAAATTTTATCACAAACAAAAGATAATATAAAAACTTTACTTCATAACCCATCTAACGGTTATACTGTTAACATAGATTATAGAATGCAACATAAAGATACGCTTGTTTTAAAATTTACAGGTGACTTAAATAAAACAATAAAGTTAACAAAAATAATAAACTATTAAAAATTAAAATCATGGGTTACAAACAAAAATCAGGACCATTGCAAAGAGCTGGTTATGACAAAGATGCTACATCTCCTTTTCAACAAGATGAAACATCTGGAACTAGGATAGCACCTGGACTAAGAGACGAATTTGGTACTTTAGTTCCTGAAGGAGACTTTACTTCAGGTCCAGTTATTTCCGGGAAATTGCCTGAAAAAACTAAAAAAGTTATAAATAGATTTCAAAGAAACCTACAGGCCGTATCGATGGGTTATGGGGTACCAGATGATTCAAAGGCAAACCGATTCAAAAATGCTAAAAATCCACAACCTTCGCATATGGCTGATGTAAAATATAGCACAATTGATGCTTTTGGTAGTCCGGATAAATGGGATTTAAAGGTATTGAAGATTTACCACGATGATGCTAAAAAACATAGAGCAAAACAAAAAAATTAAACTATGAAATTAAAAAACGGACCCCTACAAAGAGCTGGTTACGATAAGAACGCTACCACGCCTTTTATGCAAAATCAAGTAGATGAAACATCTGGAGAGCCACAAAAAATTAGCTCTGTAGATTTTAGCGCTGCAGAAAGTGCTGGTGCAAGAGGAGAAGCCGGTGGACTTTTACCTTCTAGTTATTTGAAAAAAGTTCCAGGTTTAGAGCATTATGCTGATAAACCAGGTAAATGGACTATAAATGAAGAAGAAGCTAAAAAAGTTAGAGCTTACAAAGCTTCAAAAGGATTATAAATGAAAAAGCTATTAAGTCTTATATCTGGTGGTTTAATTAAAGATATTGGCAACGTTATCGATAGGTTAACTACTACAGATGAAGAAAGATTAGCTGCAAAACAAAAATTGCAAGAACTTTTAGAACAAGCGGATAAAGATGCTCAAGATCAAATTACAGAGCGTTGGAAAATGGACATGCAGTCTGATTCGTTTTTATCTAAAAATATTCGTCCACTTGTACTTGTTTATTTAACTTCTATATTTACTATTTTAGCTTTCGCTGATGGTAACGTTGGTGGTTTTCAAGTAGCTGAAGAATATATACCAATATTCCAATCACTTTTAATAACTGTGTATGGGGCTTATTTTGTTGGTAGAACCTGGGAAAAGAGTAAAAAATCAAGTGATAATAAAGATAAGTAATTAAAATAATCTAATTAAATTAAATCAAATGAGTAAAATTACAAAAGAGCAATTGGAAAAAATCCAAGAGCAACAAGGAAAATTACAAAACATTTTAACTGAGATCGGTGTAATAGAAGTTCGTAAGCACGAAGCAATGCACGCACAAGCTGTATTGTCTCAAGAAATAGAAGAAACAAAAAAAGAACTTGAAGAGCAATATGGCGCTATTAATATTAATATGCAAGACGGTTCTTACACTGTAATTGAAAAAGAAGATAACGGTGAGTTAGCCGTTGTTAAATCAGAAGAATAATGAGTAGTGTAATTAGAAAAATAAGTATAGGTTCTGATTACAAAAATGATGCGATGCATTATGCTGTGGGTCAGCAGGTTTACGGTGGTCATGAAATTTCTCATATACTACATAATGAGTCTGACAACTCTTACAGTATACACATTAAAAAAAACAACGAGGTATTGCCATGGAAGAAGTTCAATTCTAACATGGCTATATCCGTTGAATATGATTTAACATATTAATGAAAAGTTTATTTGACTTTATCGTAAAGCCTATTAATAAGCGATACGATAATGAAGTTAAAATAGGTGACAAAAGCCTAGTAACTAATGCTAGCACAGAAAACTTTAGAGCAGTAAGTAATACAGCAGTGGTTGTTTCAACACCATCTGCTTATTCTACTTTAATTAAAAAAGGTGATATAGTAATTATTCACCACAATGTGTTCAGAAGTTTCTTTGATGCTAGGGGTAAGCGAAAAGATAGCAGATCTAAATTTATAGATGATCTTTACTTCTGCTCACCCGACCAAATTTATCTATATAAAAGTGATAATAATTGGAAAACTTTTCAAGATAGATGTTTTATAAAACCTTTGTTAGATAATAACGATCTAACACTAGATAAAGAAAGAAAGCTTATAGGAATACTTAAATATGGTAATAGTTCCTTAGAAGCTGCTAAAATCGTTCCTGGTGACCTAGTTGGTTACACACCGTTTAGTGAGTTTGAGTTTATTATAGACGACGAACGATTATATTGTATGAAATCAAATGATATTGTAATTAAGTATGAACACCAAGGAGACGAAAAAGAATATAATCCTAGCTGGGCAAAAAGCAGTTGAGGAATTAATTAAGGTAGCTAAAGAAGCTATTGTTGATTCAGATGATGATTTATCAGCTGATCGTCTTAAAAATGCAGCTGCAACTAAAAAGCTAGCTATATTTGATGCGTTTGAAATACTTAAACGTATTGAAGACGAGGAAAACATACTAAATAACAAAACTGTAGAAAAGAAGGAAAATTCTTTTAAAGGTTTTGCTGAAGGAAGATCTAGATAATGTACGAGCAATCATTATTTAAAATATTACCTAACCACATTAAGCCTAAAGTAATAGATAAAAAAAATAGGTATAATAAATGGGAGTACGGTTACAATGAAGAGTTTGATGTTGTTGTAATTAGTAAGACTGGTAAAATAGGTGATATATACGAAATACAAAATTTAAAAATAGCTTTACCAAAAAGTCAAGATGTTTATAAGTTTGAAGATAACAAATGGAAACCGTTTGAATATCCAAAAGAATTACAAAGAATAAAAACTATATTCGATTGGAAAGCGTACGATGAAGATTTCAAAGAAAAATGGTACGATTATATCGACAATGAGTTTAAACGTCGTGAACAAGGTTTTTGGTTTAATAACAAAAACAAACCTACTTATATTACTGGCGCTCACTATATGTATTTACAGTGGTCCAAAATTGACGTTGGAAACCCAGACTTTAGAGAATCAAATAGGTTATTTTATATATTTTGGGAAGCTTGTAAAGCAGATAGAAGATGCTTCGGCATGTGTTATCTTAAAAACAGACGATCAGGATTTTCTTTTATGGGATCTGGAGAAATTGTTAACCAAGCTACAATATCAAGTGATGCTAGATTTGGTATATTATCAAAATCAGGACCTGATGCAAAAAAAATGTTTACTGACAAGGTTGTACCTATTTCAGTTAACTACCCGTTCTTTTTCAAACCCATACAAGACGGTATGGATAGACCGAAATCAGAACTTGCGTATAGAGTTCCAGCGTCTAAGCTCACAAGACGGAACATCACTTCAACAGATAGACCAGAAGAACTTGAAGGGCTTGATACAACCGTTGACTGGAAAAACACTGGAGACAACAGTTATGATGGTGAAAAATTAAGACTACTAGTACACGATGAAAGTGGAAAGTGGGAAAGACCTAATAATATTTTAAACAACTGGCGAGTAACTAAAACTTGTTTACGATTAGGTTCTAGAATCATTGGTAAGTGTATGATGGGTTCAACATCAAATGCTTTAGATAAAGGTGGTGAAAACTTTAAAAAACTTTATTATGCATCAGATGTCACAAAAAGAAACCGCAATGGACAGACTAGCTCAGGATTATATAGTTTGTTCATACCTATGGAATGGAACTACGAAGGATTCATCGATTCTTATGGCGCACCTGTATTCGAAACGCCAACAGAAGATACACGTGGACCTTTTGGAGATCCAATAACCCAAGGCGTAATAGAGCATTGGCAAAATGAAGTCGATGGTTTAAAAAACGACCAAGATGGTTTAAATGAATATTATAGACAATTTCCTCGTACAGAGGAGCATGCTTTTAGAGATGAAGCAAAAGAGTCTTTATTTAACTTAACAAGAATATATCAGCAAATAGATTATAACGCTGATTTACAAAATACAGCTACCATAACAACAGGTAGCTTTCAATGGGAAAATGGTATTAAAGATACTAGAGTTTTATTTTACCCAAATAAAGACGGTAGGTTTAAAATATCTTGGGTACCACCATCTGATTTACAAAACAGAATAGTTATTAAAAACGGTATTAAATATCCGGGAAATGAACACTGCGGTGCTTTTGGTTGTGATAGCTATGATATATCTGGTACAGTTGATAAAAGAGGTTCTAACGGATCTTTACACGGGCTTACAAAGTTTTCAATGGAAAACGTACCACCAAATTTATTTTTTTTAGAATACATAGCTAGACCGCAAACTGCTGAGATATTTTTTGAAGATGTTTTAATGGCTTGTGTTTTTTACGGTATGCCTATTCTTGCAGAAAATAATAAACCAAGATTACTTTATCATTTTAAAAGAAGAGG